TGCAAGCCAGACTGTACGTTAGCCTGCTGCGAAGCAAGAGAAGCAGCACGATCTCTCTCGAATTGCGCTTGAGCATTCTCAAATGCTTTCTGCCTACCTACTGCCTCGATGTCTCCAATCTGACGCTGGAGAGCCTCTTCTGCCATGCCTTCCTGGATAGCCTGACGGCTACCTCCGAAGGCACCAGCACGAACAGCAGCAGCACTACGACCAGCTTTCTGCATTGCCGCTTGACGAGTAGCCTCTCGCTTCTGTGCCTCCGTTACAGCATCCATGTACGGAGACATATACTGTTCAGCCTGAGGCCGACCGAAGGCATCTACCTTTGTACGTTCAGCAGCAACTCTTTCTGCTGGACTCATCTGGAACTTCTCTACCTGAGGAACACCCTCAACCTGTGCCGCATTAACTCCACCCAACCTGCCCAGGATGTCAATGTTCTCTCCAGATACACCTATGGGTTTATCTAGTTGATAATCCTCTAACTTAGCAGCAGTCACTCCAATAGGATCTTTGATCTTAGGCGCTACCAAATCAGGTAGTTTGATTCCACCCTTAAACCCCATCTCCTGAATCCCAGGCATCAGGCTCATCAGATAGCTTTGCTGTTCCGGCGAAGCCATTGTCTTTTCAAGGAATTCCCTGCCAGCGGTAGCAGCGTCTCCTGCAATATCGGTAGCATAGTTGATCTTCCTTACGCCCTTGCCGAAATCAGTTCCGGCGCTAATCTGTCCTTCTTGGTTGAAGATAGTGGGAAGATTTTCAACCCCAGAAATAGCACTCCTAGTTAAATTGCTAGCAGTAAACCCAAGATTAGGATCATATTGCCCAAACATCTTTGGAGGTCCGAACTGCATAATCCTCTGCTGTCCATATACAGGAGGAGGATTGAACATATTTGCAATTCCAGAAGTATTAACATTCGGATTTGCGGCACCAAACAAGTTTTGGAATCCACCCATAGAAGGTCGAGCAGCAAAGCCAACCCCGCCGGGGTTAGGGCCAGAAAAAGAAGGTGGAGTAGTTGAAGAAGCAGCCTCGGCAGCAGGAGCATTAGTGGTTTTATTAACAGTCCCCATGCTTGTAAAAACATCGGGATCTTTTTTGATACCAGAATTAAAACCACCACCCAATTGCTTTCTGATAGCACCACCCCTACGGTAGTTCTTTACCGTTCCATCGTCTCCAATATCGAATTGAGCAAGGCTCCCACCGGAAGCAAACCCCCTGCCAAAATAAGGGGCGGCTGGTTTCTGCTCAAGTTCTTTCAACCAATCTGGAACACCATCATCAAAAGTTGGTTGAACCGGAGGTTGATAAACCGGAGGTTCATAGGAATCTTGAACCGGAGGTTGATAAACCGGAGGTTCATAGGAAGACTCGGATCTACCCGACGAAGAAGTGGAAAGACGACCAGTGCCTCCACGGCTAGGAGTATCATTACTTGCCATACTCCCTCTTGTCGCTGGAGCAGGATTAGAAGAAGTATTAGATGCACTTGAAGACGTACTGGAAGATGCTCCTAGCCCAACAGGAGAAGTCTTAGCGCCAGCAGCATACGCACGGTTGTTCTGCTCGATCATCCGATCAATCTCAGCAGTGTTCCCCCCGGAACGAGCAACCTCGTCTTTCATCATCTGAAGAGACATAGTCATCTCGCTAGGAGTTTGCCCAGGCCGAAGACGCTGCTGTACCAGCCCTGCATTAAACGCATCAGAGCCGCCCAGGTTGATTAGATTCTGAGAGGGAGGGGCATTGGGTCCACCGACATTCGTCGCAGCCGTAGTGCCGCCCAGAAGCTTTGCAATGCCCTGCGCTTGAGCATCGGTAGCATACTGTGCAGGGTTATACCCCGCTGGCGACTCTTTTGTTCCAGCAAGGCCGGGAGAATAGATTGGAGTAAGAGGAGCCGTAGAGCCAAGAGGAATACGATAGTTCTGACTTCCTCCACCACCAACACCTACACCTACTCCTCCACCAACTCCAGTCCCACCGCTACCCGTGCCACCTCCAGGTCTAACGCCTCCAGTATTACCACCACCTCCGGTGCCGCCTCCGGTACCACCTCCGGTACCACCTCCACCACTAGGAGGAGTAACGTCAGTGCCGATATTAACCGTTGGGCCACGGCTAATATCAGGAGCAGGATTAAACCTATTCAAATTAGGATCAAATAAGGTGTCGGTAGTGTAAGAAGCATTTACAAATGGAGCGGTGTGACGACCAAATGGGTTAATGCTGCCAGGACTAATGACGGAACCAGTATAAGTATTGGCAGAACCAGTACTGGTGCTTTTGTTGTCAGCCGTCAACCCAACAGGAATATTCTTCCTGATCTTTTCATACTTTTCCAAGAGCTGTTCAAACTCGTCATCAGGAGAACCTCCACTTTTCATCCTTGTGGATGTTATAAACTGATACGCCTCAGGGATATAGGTACGAGTCTTCGGATCGTAGACCATCCCTAAGAGATTAGGCAAGCGAGAGCGAGAAGACTTAAGAGCAGCGGCAATCCCCTGCTGATCTGGAGATTCTCCGGTGCGAGTGTTGTCTGGAGGGGTGCCGCCACCACCGCTTGGTGGTTGATCAGTGGTAGCAGCAGTAGTAGAAGGTTGGTCAGTCAATTGAGAGAACTGCCCTTTGGTAAACTGCTGACGCAGGTAAGGCACCGTAAAAACAGAGCCAAACGCTGCGTTAAGGAGAGCAGCACGGTAATCCCTTAGATACTCAGGAATATCCCGATTTTCTACGTTAGTCTGAAGTGGATCTGCCATATCTGCTCCTATGCAGGAAGTACCCTGCTGTCCTTTACCTTTCCAGGTTGTTTCGTTGTTCCGGTACGATCCTTCCGCACTCGATCCATCATCGCGTACAGTTTCCTTGCACCAGCTTCGCTGCTTCCATCTCCTAACCCAGAGACAACATCAGCAGGAATAATAAATTCATCGTTCGACAGGAGAACCTTCTGCCCCCCTCGTGCCATACGAGCGGTAGCCATGTCGTCCATGCCGTTGCCCGGACCCTTTATCATGCCCTCAGGAGGGGTGTATTCCTCTTCTTCTGGAACTTCCTCTTCTTCCCCAGACATCCGCTTGTAGAGATCCTGTAGGGCGTCCTTGCCGTAGTAAGCAATATAGGTATTCAATGCGCCTTCAGGGTCTGCGCCCTCTCCTCGAATCGCATCCATCGCATCGCGGATAATCTTCTGCGCCTTCTCTTCTTCAGGTTCAAGAGATCCACCTTGCGCGGAACGGATTGCATCCTCTTCTTCGTCGGGAGGATTTAATGACGGAGTCCCCATGCCTAGAGTTGAAACAATCCCTTGAGGCTGAGGGCCTTGCTGTACAGGCTGTTGCTGTTGAGGCTGTCCGTAAATAGGAACAACAGAAGGACCAGAGATAGCAAATCGCTGACGAGCATAGTCTGGTGCGAAGAGATTCTGTTTGTAGTTGGCTACATCGCTCATAATTTGCTGCCCTTTGTTTTTAGGATCAGGCATTAAAGCACCGACTCCTTGACTAGCAGCACTACTAACGAGAGCAGGGACAGCTACAGAACCAAGAAACTTGCTAAGGCCGGAAGCAGTAGCAGCTTTACCCGCACCAGCAGCAGCAGCTTTAACGCCAAGGGCAGCAGATCCTTTTATCCCAAGAGAGCTTCCAACTTTTGCAGCAAGTCCAGCCAGCTTTGCACTAAGCCCTCCTCCAGCACCTCCAGTGCCTACAGCAATACCAACCGCAGCAGCGCCCAGCCCTATTGCGCCCAACAACTTCTTCCACGAGAACGCCTCGTACATCCCCGTCTCCGGGTTAAGGGTGATCTTTACATCCGGGTCCAACTGCCGAAGGATCGCTTCGATCCCAGCTAATTCGCTAGGGTGAATATGCAAAAGGGTGGAATCTCCACCCCTGCCTTCCGAAGCAACCTGCTTTGCAAGAGACGCAATACCTTTGCTCATGTCGTTACTGTCACCGTACCCAGTTTAATCTTTATCTTGTTTGTTGGTGCGAACACTTGTCCTTGCACGACAATCCTTAATACGCCATCTCCATCTGCCCACACCATGCCATCTCTAAGCCCATATCCACTTCGTGGGCATTGCAGGAGCATGATGGATGCTCCAACCATTTCTCCAGGAACCCGTTGATTGTATATGTGGATTCCAAGGTTCTTAACAAGAGAGTCGAAGTATGTCTGATCGTATTCTGATGGAGGCTTGGGGAGCGTCTGTATTGGAGTGTTGCGGTTCATTTCATGCCGTCCGGTTGAATCTGAAGACGGTTAGACCCAAGTCTCCACTTGTACACAGGATCTCCACCTGTGAAAGACTCTGCCTTCAATACAATCTGTCGCGCCCGAATACGCAAATTCTTCTGCGTAGAAGTTGGGATCTCTCCCTGCACAAGCACAGTGTTTGTCTGATACCCTGATTGGCTCATCGGATAATTGACACCGTACACCTGCACATTCACCTTCTTCGTAATTCCAGCAGCACTCACCCTTGGATCGGTAACAAACTGGACGTCAGGGATAATCCTGCTGATGAAGGAGAACTGCTCCCCATCTTCGATGTCGATAGGGCCAGAGGTAACGTGAGCAACAATGTTAGATCCATCAGCAGTATATCCGTACTCGTGCTGGTAGAGGCTAGTCGTAGTATTCTTCTCTGTTAAATCTCCATTCGGCATAGCGCCAATAGGAAATCCATCCGTAGCCAGATCCAACCATGCAGTACGATCCATCGTTCCTATCGTCCACAGGTTCTCAACGTAGTTATAGCAAACGTATCGACTATTCTCTCCAGTTCCATCTGTAACACTGGGATACCACCAGTAGATCTCATTGAACTGAGCGTTTACTCCAGCAGCTACCTTCTGCTTCTGCGACCATTCCAAGTCTGAGAACACATAGCTCAACACAGGACACTGCATCTTAACAACACTTCCGCTGTACATATAGAAGTTGTTGTTGTCCATCCAGTACACTGTGCCTCTGGCGTCTACGCCAGCCTTAGGCCCGATAATCGAGACAGACTCGCCAATCCGGGTGAAGCTAAAGGTGTAGGGCGGTCCCGTATATGCCATCGCAAACAGCGCCTTGTCCGTAAAGACAAGGATCTGCTGTTGGGTAGGAATAGCAGAAACGATCTCAGAACCGTTGGAGATGGTGAAACCTCCAGCAGTGTTGTCCGTCCTGGGTTCCCAGTCCAGATAATCTTCCTGGGAAGACCAACGAACCAGCAAAAGGTTCTGGCTTGAAGACCCTATCTCGTTGCATCCGAAGGCAATCAAATGCCTGTCAACGTCAGAGACAAGTACCTGAGACGCTACCGTAGGCGCATCGTTAGCGCCAGCAATAGAGGATAAAGACACCGCTCTCGTATTAAGAGGGTCAACCCCGCTAGCAGTCCAGTAGTAGATGTCTCCATACCTGGGGTTGATAACCAAGTCCTGACCGTAGTTAGAGTTCGACCAAAACCTAAGATTATCCGTAGGACTGATTGGCGCAAATGCGCTACCCCAAGGGCCACGACCCCAAGGGCCTGATCCCCATCCAGTTGCATAGACTTGAGTGTTCAAGCCAACATTGATCTGGAAAGCAGCACTGACGCTAGCACCACCTCCAGAAGTAGAGGGAGTAATCGTAGCGCCAGCAGGGAAAACAACGTAGAAATTGGTGGCGTCAATAATCTCAGTTATCTGTACTTCTACATTCAACTGATCTGCTGTAAAGCCATCAAATCCAGTAGCCCCAGAGAAGGTTACCCAATCGAATTCGATTGCATCGTGACCCGTAGGAGTTGTCACCTTCATCTTCCCGGTGCCTACTTCCTGCGTCTGGAAAGGATTGCTTCCTAAAGCAATCGTTGCTCTAATCGGGGTGATGTCGTTAATGTATTGACCAGCTTCGATGTAATACTTCTGGTTTGTTCCTAAACCAATAAACCTCTCTAGCGAGAGAGAGGTCCATTGAATCATCGACCTGCAAGTACCGTAGATGGTTTCAGCATCTGCATATGCCTGCCATCCACCAATCACCTCCGGGAAACCCAACCTAAACCTAATCTTGTCTGAGTCGTACCAAGACCCTTCAGAAGAGTATTCGGTAACGTCCTTGACGATCCCAGGTTTAGGTTGGATTTTTACCAGAGGCATACATTAGGCAACTACAGGTTCAAGCTCTTCTTTCTTTCGGCTTTGCTTCAGTTCCTCAGAGAAGAACTTCAGCGCCACATTCAACTGATCGGCGCTAAACTGAACTTGCGTCAGCTTTGCCTGAAGGTCAGAAATCTGAGACACCAAGTACTTCTGACGATCATTTAGCTCACTCATGAATACTCGTTCGTTGTCAATGTAGATGAATTGATCTGGATTCATACTCTACATTCTACTACTACAGCTTGGCTACTGCCTTCATCTGCTGATACGCTACTTCCACGGCGCGACCAATAATTTCCTTCGGCACCTGAGGAAGACGCCGTTGCGCCTGCTGGATAGCAATGTCCTTTATCACTTCTCCCTTGCTCTTGGATCCGTCCAACATCGCTTGCACTCCCCACTGCTTTGCAAGAACGATGATCTCATCGTCAAACTTGTTTGGGGTATACACCGCAGCAATTTCGACAATCGGATAGACGACAGACACATAATCCAAGAACTTGGTAGCAGCACTACGAGAGAACAGCTTCTTCGCAAAAGACTTGAAGGACATAAGACTCCTAAGAAAGATTCTTTAGCTTGTAAAGGGTAGAAGCAAGAAGAGACAGAATGCTGTCTACGGTATTCTGCAAGTGGCTTTCGCTACCGATTTGGCTACGATTGTTTGTGACGTAACGATACAGTTCCTCTACGAAATCAACAGCGTTCTTCGGAGGAGTAAACTTCTCAGCCGGGAAGGAGTCAATCACTCCATGCACTCCCATGCACTCTTCCGCTAGAGAATCCGTCAATTCTCCAAGCTCTTCGTAAAGGTTTCCCAATGCCTTGTGCGCTGCAAAGCTCCCAGGGCCTTTAGCCTGGAGATGCAACATATGCGCTGCCGTCACGCCGTGCAGCAGCTTAGAGATCAAATCAGATTGAGGCTTTGCCATAGCTTATTCCCAAGGTGGAGGTAAAGGAATCGTCGGAGGCTTGACGGTGAGGGGGTTGAAGATCCAATCGTAAGTAATTGCCATATGTGTCCTTTTACATCGCTACCCAGGCACCGTTGATTCGGCCCTGCATCTGATTGTCGGTCGTGTTGTAAATGATCATGCCGTTCACCGCCGTGAGCGCGTTTCGTTCCGTTGTCGTAAGGCGCGGCACAAGTAATGCGCCAGTAGTGCCTGCAATTTCCAGTTTGGCAGAGGTCGCTGGACTCGCCGTTCCAATGCCGACGTTGCCGCCAGAGTCGATGCGCATCCTTTCCGATACGCCAATGCCAAACTGCATATTCGCGGCAGAGTTCGTCTCGGTGTTTTGAAATAACATCGAGCC